GTGAAGATACTGTGGCATGGTTAGCGGTTAATGAATCTAACAGCCCAGTAATAATGGTTACCAATGGTGCCGAGACAAGACAGATTTCCACGGATGGTATAGATCATCTTATGGAAACTATTCAATTTCCAGAGCAGTCCACCGCGTTCTTTTTCAGACAGAATGGGCATTTGTTTTATCAGTTAACCTTTTTTAATCCTCAAGACAATCTAACCGTGTCTTATGATTTTACGACTAATAAATTCTTCCATCTGTCTGATGAGAACCTGAACTTCCATATTGCCAGAGATGTAGTTTACTTTAATCAGCAATCTTATTTGATATCTTTAATTGATGCTGCAATATATGAGATTGGAGATCAGTTCAATACTTATAGTTACAGTACGGACCCAGCAGATATGGGTCAATTAATCCCAAGAATAAGGATATGCAAGACTTTAAGACAAAAAGACAGCTCTACTTTCAGGTGTGGTATGTTTACCTTCTGGATAGAACAAGGGGTAAATAACTTCTTTGAAGTTTTTGGATGTGATGGAGAACTTATAACTGAAATAACAGAACAAAATATTATAAGTGAAAGCGGATTAAGAATGATTGATGAAGAAGGTTCTTGTGTTCCTATCTCCAATGTTCCGAGAGTGGATATGGCAGTCTCGAAAAATGGTAATGAATCTTTTAGTAACTTTGTTTCACGTGATCTACAGCCTATGTCTCATTTTAGAAATCAAATTAGATGGCATAGAATTGGACAGGCAAATGAAATAACAGTTCAATTAAGATTCTGGAATTTTCAGAGAATGGTAGTTACTGATGGCGTCATGGAGGTATATTAAATGGCAACACCACAGAGTTTACCACCTTTCTTTGATTTTGTTTATACTAATAAAGATGGAAGTTTGACTCCGAATGCTAAGTTGTATAATGATTTAACATTCCAATATCTTAATCAAAATTTCACTTTTGGAATGCAGATACCTAATCAAACTACAGCACAAATTAATGTTTATAAGAATGATATAAACATACCTGTAGGGACTATATGGTTCAATACTAACTTATCTAAGTTGCAAGTCAAAACGGTAGCTGGTATGGGGTCTGGAACTATAGAGACTATAACGAGTACGTAAAGGAATACAAAATGGATCCAAATTTTAATAATTATAATAACTTTGCTGGGCTTTCGCAGGGTGATTCTGCTCCTATGCAATATCTAAACAGAGGAATGAATGAAACTCGCGGTCTCTATAATCCCTACTTACAATACGCTAATAATCCAGAGGAATCTGTAAATAGAATTTATGGAACTTTCCAAGATTCCCCTTTATATCAAAGAGCTAGAGAACAAAAGTTAAAAGGCTTAACATCGGCTGCCGCTGCTTCAGGAAGAATAAATAATCCAGCCTATGAGCAGGAATATGGGGATTTAGGTGCTCAACTCCTAATAGATCAGATGCGTCAATACTATGGCGATGTTATGGGGGAAAGAGATTTGGGTTTTAGGGCTTCCCAAGGATTAGCTGGGGATGTGGGGAATATGTATGGTTCTGGGTCTACTTTGGCAGCTCAGAAAGACCTAGAGAAACAGAAACAGAAGAATGATTTGATATCTTCACTTATCCAAGGTGTAGGAACTATAGGAGGAGCTGCCATAGGCGGTCCATTAGGAGGCGCTCTAGGTAATGCTCTTGGTCAAGGCTTGAATAAATGGATGGGATATTAAAATGGCTTTTCATCCTATTAATTTTTTGAATCTTCCTCTGTTGGATAATCCCTATGCACAGGATTATGGCGAGATATTAAAAAAAGGAATGAATCTGGGCCAAGAGCCTGGAAGATTAATGAGAGCTAAACAGCAAGAAGAATTAACTAATGCTTTGAGGAAAGAACAATTATCTCAAGCTGAAGCAGCGACTCCATTTGCCGGTCAACAAGCTCAAGCTGATTTAATGTATAAGTTGGCCCAAGCCAAAGCCGCCGAACAGCAGGCTAATATGCCTTTTGGAGGGCAATTAAGTGGTGTTGCAAGGGAAGCTTTTGGACTTGAATTATTGAAGCAGCAATATGGTCCTGAAAGTGAAGTATATAGGAATGCAAGGCGTCGTTATGAAGCTGATCTAGAACAATCAAATGTTCTCAACCAATATAGAAGCGCATTAAGTGATACAGCTGGCAAAAGAGCATCAACCACCCTCGGTAAGACTGAGATGGAAATAGCTGATATTATGGGGCGCCAAGATTTAGCGCCTGAAGAAAAAAGAGCGCTTATAGGAAGATATGAACTCGCTCGCCAAAAACAAATATCAGATTCTGATTCTAGGAAACGTGCTTTATATGCTTCCAATGTAGATAAAACATTACAGCAAATCAATCCTAAAGATTTAGTTCAATATGGCGGAGTAAAAGGGCAGGCAAAGTTACAGTTAGATCAATTAAAAGCTTCAACCGGAAAGGCTCCCCACGAGTACATTAAATATCAAGATGCATTAACCGGTGCAGATCTATTAGCAAAACAAATTAGACAGTTCTATGGGGATTCCATAACTCCTCAAGTTCAAGAACAATTGAAAGAAATGGTAAATCCAGCAAGCTGGGCGAATAATCCCGAGGTTGCATTAAGGAGATTTAATAAATTCAAAGGTATCCTTCAATCAGAAACAGAAACATATAGAAGTGCATTAAAAGAAACCAAAGAGTTTAGAAATGAAGATTCATCTCAAAGAAAGAGACTCAAATTTGATCCTATAACTGGGGGATTTAGCTAATGCCTATCGTAGAACTCCCTAACGGACAAGAGCTAGAATTCCCAGATGGAACTTCTCCAGAAGTTATGCGTTCTGCTATAGAGAAACATTTCGCAGAATATAGCCATCAAAGAGCAAGAGAAGAACTTCATGAAGGTGGCCTTGGGATACAAGGTAAATCCTTGGATGAAATGAAGAAGATGCTTTCTATTAATATGCCTCAAGAGAAAAGAAAAATGTCACCACTGGATTATGAGAATCCAGAAGATATTGGGCGAGCAGCTGGTGGAGAAAGACTTTTAAAAGGACTTGGGAGATATGGGCCTGAACTCGTGGCTTCCGCTTTGGTTCCAGAAGTGCCTATTGCAGGAGCTTTATCGAGAATTCCATCCTTAGCCAGATTACTAAAAAGCGCTCCAACAGCCACAAAGTATGGGCAGAGTATACTTGGGAATGCTTTATCTCAAGGTGGCGTAGCAGCGGCATTCAATCCAGAAACTGCAAAGGAAAGTGGATTAACAGCGGCCGGGATTACAGCTCCTTTTTCAGGATTGGCTCAAGTTGCTCAGTCGGCAAACCCATATGCCAGATTGGCTGGGAGGGTAGGAATGGGAGCAGCTACCGGCGGATTAGCAGGATTAGCAGCTCATAATACACCATTTGGATACGTAGGATCTATCCCTGCAGCTTTAACAGGCGCTTATTTTGGATTCAAAGGTGGTCCTACGGCGCAATTCCAAAGAAATATAAGATCTGGATTAGAAGGCGCAGAATATAAACCTGCAATGGAAGCCGCTGAAAGACTAGGATTAAATTATTTAACACCAGCAGAAGCAAGTGGGAATCCATTTTTAGGTGCTCAACAGGCACAGATAGGAAAAACTCCAAAAGGATCCTTAGAATTATACAAGAAAGGACAATCAAGATTAGAATCAGAAAATAAGTCTATCCAAGATTTATTTAGCAAAATATATAATCCTAAAGAAGAAAAAGGATTAATGAAGAGTTTGTATAAAGAATCATATGAGCATACGGTTCCTCAATCTTTTATAAATAAAATAGGTCAAAATGAAGTAATAAAGAGGGCCAAATCTTTAGTAGAAGGGAATCCTGCATTTAAAGAGCAATTGAAAGGCGTAGATAAGAATAGTGTTGAATATTGGGATTCTATTAAAAGAGCTTTGGATGATATGTCTTCCAGATCTGCATCTAAATCATCTAGAAATGAATCACGGCTGATAAATAATGCTAAAAAGGATTTATTAAAAGAATTAGATAAAGTTGGTTCTTATAAAGAGGCTAGATCTCTATCTGAAAGACAAAAAACAAGAGAAGGATTAGAGAAGGCATTTAATAAAAAAGAAATGACCGGAACTAATATGTATAATGTTTTAAAAGATAAAAACAAGTTTGATAAACTGCAAAAAAGCCTTAGAGCAGTTCCAGAAGCTCAAAAGAGATTAGAGGATATGCGACTGGCTTTTAAGAATATTATTAATCCTCCTACAGCTAAAACCGCAAATATATCGGAAGGAATGGGAGATAATAGACCATTAAAAGATGTAAAGTCTGTTTTATTTAATTTAAAAGAGATATTAAGTAATAGAAAGTTCGATCAAAGTGCTATTGATCTATTAACGAACCCCAAATGGGAAAAACAATTAGAAGATTTATCTAAGAAAGCTACCCCAACTGAAAAAAGAGTTGCTAAGTTTATAGATTTAATAGGAAAAGCGGGCGCCCAAACAGCGGCTCAACCAAAACTAAATATTAATTTTAGATATAATGAGCCTCTTCCCGGAGCAGATGAAATGGATTTTGAATATGAGGGGATGGAATAATGGCTTTAGATCCGCATTATGTAACCGATGGTCCATTAGAAGAGGCCTTTCTTGATAAAGATACGGGACTGCCATTATCAGGTGGAACAATAACCTTCTATAGAGATTCGTCCAGAATAACACCAAAGACAGTTTATCAACTCACTGGGGCACCTCCAAATTATAACTATGTAGCCCTGGATAATCCATTAACCTTAAATTCTATAGGAGTAGTACAGAATAATGGAGGAGATAATGTCGTTATTTATTATTACCCTTGGCTTGCTGATGGTGTTACACCTGAT